TAGCCAAGATTTCTTCAAGGAATTAAAGAGAAATGGATTTGTTAACCTTTATTTGAAAGATGACGGTCAGAGTAAAGAATACTCTGGCTGCATCTTTCTTTTAATGAAACCTTTGTATTTAAACGAGGAGTTTAACAGATTAGATGAAAAGTTGAGAGGACATAAACTCTTCCATGATTTTTATGAGGTAGACTCAGATTCTTTTATGTATGTATTTAAGTTCCATTCCATAGAGAACATTTACATTCTAGAGAATTTTAAATTAAGCAGATATTCTAAATTGACAGCATTGTTGCCCTATTTTACAGCAACTAATACAAACGGAACAATGTGTGTAGAATATCATTCTATTGCAAAGACTCCTCAATATAAAGCTTATTTAGAAAAAGAATTTGGTGTGCAAATTGATTCAACGTGGGAAATAGGGCAAGCTTTAAAATTAGAAGATGAAACATTCAGATTTAATAATTCGGGTGATTGACAATAGGGAAAACCGATTGGTGAAAATGGTTCCTGTATTAGAACAGATTGTAAATCAAGCAGTTGCGCAAGGTTTAGAGGGTTTTAAAAAGGGCACTATGAATTCTGGAAAAACTTATTATATTTGCAACCCTTTTTTTGACATGCCTACATCGGAATATTTCCATTTGTATATGTCTATTATAGTGGACAGCAAGATAAAAAAGTTTAATTCAGTAATGTTTTTAATAGATTAAAATATGACAGTAACAGAAGACGGAACAGGGTTAATCATTAATGTTAATGGTAAAACCCAATATTTAAGGAAAGATGAAATACAGAGAGCCTTTTCTTTAACTCTTAGAACTCCACCTGAAACAGGTGTTAAAGAGAAAGTTAAGGACAATGTTCACCCAGATCATTATAAAAATGGGAAAGTGGAGTGTATTGATGCAATGGAATCAGCAGTTGTGAACAAGAAAGGTGATGAAGCTATTTGTGTTTCTAATGTAATCAAGTATTTGTGGAGATATGAAAACAAAAATGGTATTGAAGATGTGAAAAAAGCCAAGTGGTATTTAGAAAGATTGCTAACCAATATGGAAAAGAAATGAATAAAGTTACTTAACTATTATTTTAAAAATTAATGGAATCAGGAGTATATAAAATAACTTGCTTATCAAACTGTAAAATTTATATTGGGTCTTCAAAAAATATAAAAAACAGAATAAAAAATCATGTTTATAGATTAAATAAAAACAATCATGTTAATCCTCATTTACAAAATGCTTGGAATTTATACGGTGATAACAGTTTTATTTTTGAAACTTTAGAATTCTGCGAAGAAGAAAAGTTACTAGAAAGAGAACAATATTACATGGATTTAACAAAGTGTTTTGATAAAGAAATTGGTTTTAATAATTGTTTTAAATCTGATAGACCATTAGGTTATAAACATACCTTGGAAAACAGATTAAAAATGTCTTTTATAAAAAAAGAACAATTAAAATTAGGATTAATTAAATGTAATTTGATAAGAAAAGAAAAAGGTTATAAACATTCTGAAGAAACTAAAAATAAAATTAGAGAAACAAAAATTGGAGATAAAAACCCAATGTACGGTAAAAAACTATCAGACGAACAAAAAAAGATAAAAGGTGAAAAGTTAAATTCTGTACCTAGGTGGAACAAAGGACTAACTAAAACTTCTGATAAAAGGTTAGAAAAATTAGCTGTTTGGAAAAACAAACTTCCACCAAATGCAATTAGTCACAAATTAGTAAATAAAGAAACTAATGAGCAATGGGAAGAAAATTCTTTAAAACACTTATCAAAAGTTTCTCCCTTATCTATGGCAACTTTAAATAGGTTAAAAAAAGGTAAAGCTGGTAAAAAAATAACACAAAAATACGAACTTACATGGTAGAATTAATGAAAGTATTTGGAGACGATTTAATGGTTGTAAATGCAGCAAGAGTCTCTTTTGGAAAATCAAAAGAAATTTTTGACACAAAAGATGAAAAATTAATAAAGTATTTAATTGAACATAAACACATTGCTCCATTTAGACACCCTCAGTTACAATTTAGAATAACTTGTCCTATTTATGTAGAAAGACAATTATTTAAACATCAAGTTGGATTAAGTGCTAATAGTATTAGTGGTAGATATGTAGATTTTAGTGATAGTTATACTGAAATTAAACAATTTAGAACTCAATCTAAAGATTCTAAACAAGGTTCAGCAGAAGATTTATATTATGATTTAAATCAAGAAGCTTTAGAAATTCAATCTGAGATTATTAGAAAATGTAAAAATGCGTATGAGGATTTAATTAAATTAGGAGTTTCCAAGGAACAGGCAAGAACTGTACTTCCTTTAAATTTAAATACAACATTTATTTGGACAGGTAGTTTATTAGCATTTTTACACTTATTTAATTTAAGATTAAAACCAGATGTTCAAAAAGAAACAAGAGACATTGTTTCAGAAATGTTAAAACAAATTAAAAATTTAGAAACAAATCCTTTTAAGTATACTATTGCTTATTGGGGATTTTAAAACAACAATTAAACTTATTAAAAATGAAAGTAAAGATTAAAAAACTATCTCCTAACGCAATAACACCTCGATATGCAAAAATAGGTGACGCTGGGATGGATTTAACAGCTATTTCTTCAGAACTAGACGAATATGGAAACATTGTTTATAAAACAGGATTAGCATTTGAAATTCCTGAAGGGTATGTAGGTTTAATATTTCCAAGAAGTAGTAATTCTAAAACTAATCTTTATCTAACAAATCACGTTGGAGTAATTGATTCGGGTTACAGAGGGGAAGTAATGCTTAAATATCAATCTATACAAAGTTTTGGAAGAAATCCTTATCAAGTAGGAGATAGAGTAGGACAAATTATTATTCTCCCTTACCCTCAGATTGAATTTGAGGAAGCTGAAGAATTAAGTTCTACCGAAAGAGGTGAAGGCGGTTATGGTAGTACAGGTAAATAAATAACTATGGAGATTATAAACGACTTAGAACAATTTACCCCTGTTTGGGTATTGTTATCTGCTTTTAGTATTTACTATCTTTTATACCATACAAGAGTAGGAAAAGCAATTTGTAATTTTTTTATAGGAATAATTGAAAGTTTATAAAATATGGATAAAGGATTAAAGACACTTAGCGATGTAGTTATTTGGAGCAAGTATGCGAAATTTGTACCAGATAAAAAACGAAGAGAGAATTGGGATGAAATTATTGACAGATATGAAGCTATGCTTTGTAGGAAATATCCGTCATTAAGTACCCAAATTAAGGATAATGTAGCATTTATCCGACAAAAAAAGGTGCTACCTTCTATGAGGGCACTTCAGTTTGCAGGTAAAGCTATTGAGGTAAATAATGCAAGGGCTTACAATTGTGCGTATTTACCCATTGACAGCTATCATGCATTTAGCGAAACAATGTTTCTATTGTTGGGAGGAACAGGCGTAGGGTATAGTGTTCAAAAACATCACGTTAGCGAACTACCTGAAATTCAAAAGCCTACCAAGAAAAGAAAATATGTTGTTCAAGACAGCATTATTGGTTGGGCTGATGCAGTTAAAGTATTGATGAAATCTTATTTTGGATTAGCTAGTCTTCCTGATTTTGATTTTAGCGATATTCGACCTAAAGGAGCAAGGTTAGTTACAGCAGGAGGTAAAGCACCTGGGCCTGAGCCACTTAAAATTTGCATTGCTCACATTCAATCAATCTTGGAAAGAAAGAACAACGGTGAAAAGCTAACAACTTTGGAATGCCATGATATTCTTTGCCATATTGCAAATTCAGTTCTTGCAGGTGGGATTAGAAGAAGCGCAATGATTGCTTTGTTTTCTCACGATGATGAAGAAATGGTAACTTGTAAATATGGTAATTGGTGGGAACTAAATGAACAAAGAGGTAGAGCAAACAACTCAGCTGTTTTACATAGAGAAAATACAAGCGAAGAAGAATTTAAAGCACTTTGGCATAGGGTAGAATTAAGTGGAAGCGGTGAACCTGGGATTTATTGGACAAATGATCTCAATTGGGGAACTAACCCTTGTTGCGAAATTGCATTACGTCCTTTTCAATTTTGTAATCTTTGTGAGATAAATGTAGATAACATTGAAAGTCAGGAAGATCTAAATCGTAGAGCTTCTATTGCTGCTTTCTTTGGAACCCTACAAGCAGGGTTTACAGATTTTCATTACCTAAGACCTATTTGGCAAAAGACTACAGAAAAAGATGCTCTTTTAGGAATTGGTATGACAGGTATTGCAAGTGGTAATATTTTAAATTACGATCTTGAAGAAGCTACAAGGTATGCAATCAGTATGAACATTGGAGTTTCTGATACAATAGGTATTAACCACGCTGCAAGGGTAACTTGTATTAAACCTTCAGGTACAACAAGTTGCGTACTTGGTTGCAGTAGCGGTATTCACGCTTGGCATAATGATTATTATTTGAGAACAGTAAGATTTGGTCTTTCAGAAGCTATATCTCAATACCTATTAATTAATCATCCTGAGCTTTGTGAATTAGACGAACTAAGACCTCATGATACTCTTTGTGTAAGATTTCCTATTCATGCTCCAGAAGGCTCTATTTTAAGAACTGAAACAGCTATTGATACTCTTGAAAGAGTTAAGAAGTTTGCTCAAGAATGGATTAAACCTGGGCATAACAACGGAGCTAATACTCATAACGTAAGTGCTACAATCTCTATTGATAAAAGTAGAGTATATGGTAGATTAGGCGATAGAGAAAATATAAAAGAT